GAATTCTGTACTATTATCCAGCTACAATATATAAACTTTTCAGTCATATCATTTCTACCACTTCTAATATGATATCTACATGGATTATTTCAAATAACACTTATATTTTTATAAATGCTAAAAAGCACCTACATAAGTAGATGCTCTTAAGACATGTAAAGGAAAATAATAAACTAATATACTGGCCTATTATTTTTTGAAGATGTCTTAATATATTTTTCCATACTATCATATTATCATGTTGCTAATATCTTTAAAATATCAAGAAAATATCACTATTGTATCATTTCGAATTCTATACTATTATCCAGCTACAATATATAAACTTTTCAGTCATATCATTTCTACCACCTCTAATATGATATCTACATGGATTATTTCAAATAACACTTATATTTTTATAAGCGCTAAGAAAGCACCTACATAAGTAGATGCTCTTAAGGCATGTGAAAGAAAATAATAGACCAAAGATATTAGTATATTTTTTATCAGACAAGGAGTTAGAACTTGCTCATAGTGGCGCTATGGGCAGGTTCTAACGACGCGGTATGATAGAAAATAGGCTAATATACTGGCCTATTATTTTTTTGAAGATGCCTTAACATAATTTTCTATACTATCATATTATCATGTTATTAATATCTTTAAAATATCAAGAAAATATCACTATTGTATCATATCAAATTTGATACCCTCTATTCCAAATAGAAATATACTTAATTCATTAGTCATCTCTTTTACCCACCTTTTAGCTGTTATTACACTACAATTCAATTCTTCTGCTACATCTTCATAACTCTTTTCATCTTTATAATATTTTTCTAAAGCTAAATACTTTTCTGAGGAGCATAATTTTTCTTGCTTATTCTTAAGCATTTCTAGAGCCATATCAATATGAGATAGCATTATTAATGTTTTTGTTTTACTTCTTTTTATACTAAGTATATATAGTTCATCTACGTCATCTAATATATCAAGATAATCACTCTCATCTCTTATTTGATTAATATCATCTATGGCGTTCTTAATATGATTTTTTAAATCATTATAGTGTTTTAATAATAATCTAGTATTATGAAATCTTTTATCTTTTCTTTCAACCATTTTTTCTTTATCATATTCTCTTATAGCTTCTTTTACAGCTTTATTTATTATTTCATCTATATTAACTTCACTATTCAATAATATCACCTTCCTAATTTTTTAATGCTCTACTTATTCATTTATGATTAATTTTGTAGTATTAATGGTTTAAATAATTTATAGTTTGTACATTTTTATGTACAATGATAATGATAGGCTTATTTTTAGAATTTGTATTTAAGAAATAACAGCCTCTTCAATGCGCCTTAATATTTCTGGAATCATTACAGTTATACTATATTTCACATTATTTTTTTATTGTGTATGACTTAAATGAACTTATATATAATAGACATACTTTACAAGTTGTAATTTTTATTTCTATTCTTTTTGATTTTATATTAATCCGTAAGCTTCTTCTTTTATGATCTTTTTTTAAGTATGCTAGCTTACTAACTCCATATTATTTTATATAACTTTGAAATTTAATTAATGCTATTGTTTTCATTAGTGATTTCCTCCAATAATCCGTATATTATTTTTATAGAATCATCTATATAATTATCTCCAGGATTGGGAGCTTCTATCGATCTTAAATTGCTTAATACCTCTTCAAGAGCTTTTCTGTATCTCTCTATCATATATCCACCTTCACTTTCTTTATTTTGATATATTGATATCTTTTTTTATATATTAATTTAATATATTCTAATAATGGATTATGCCATCAGATTATTTTTCTATATTAGGTGTTTTTGTATTAATTGAGTATAAATCTAAACTTATAAACTAATAAATTTAGAACTTTCTTCTAAAAAATATTGCTTAAAATTTCTTTTAGCCGTTTATTTTTTCTTTTAAGCACTTCATTTTCTCTCTCTAAACATTTTTCTAAATCTCCTCCTTAAAGTTTTACAATATACTTAGGATGAAATACTATAACTTGTACACTTTTACAGAAAGTTATAATACCCTCTTTGAAATATCTGCTTATAGAATTTTCATCTAGCTCCATCTTTCATATATAGTTTTAACTAAAATAAGCCTTTCTATATTTACACCTCATTCCTATCACTATTAGTTGTAATATAGAGTAAAAAAATATCTTTCATGCTACACTTAAATTCATTTGACATTTTAAAAGCTCATGAATAACTTAATTTTTTATATCCTCCTTATAATTGATACATCATACTTTTACTTATACTTAAATCTCCAACTGCATCTTTAGCTATATTAAATCCAGCTTCTTTTCTTAATATTGTAATATGATTCACAATATGTTTATTACTCTTTTTCCGTTTTCTAAATTCTATATCTACATTTTACAACCATCAGTGATATAGAACAAGTTTTATTATAACTATTAGTGATAATAAAGTTCCTATTTTCTTTAATTTGCTATTGATAGCTTTGAATATCACCATTAGTTGTATTGATATTTTTATCACTGTCGGTTACAATACTAATAATGATAAAAATTCGTCGAGGTGATTAATGTGATTGGAGAAAGAATTAAAGAATTAAGAAAAGAAAATGAAATTACACAAGAAGAATTAGCTAAAAATATAGATGTTAGCACCTCTATGGTAGGAATGTATGAAACGAATGCCCGTAAACCAAGTTATGCAGTACTAATTAAAATAGCTAAATATTTTGGAGTTTCTACTGATTATTTATTAAATACAGAAGGAAAATTAGATGCAGCTATGAATTCTTTAAATAAGATCAACCATATGGGTAAAGAGACTCTTGCTCCTAAACATAAAGGTATAAATAAAAATGATATTGACAAAGAATTATGTGATATTGATCAATTTAGTACTGCGGAAGAAGCTATGCAATTCATATTAAAACAACCATCTGTTATGGGCTTTGGTGGATTTGATATAAATTCAATGAGTGAAGATGAAATATTAGACTTTGCAAATGAATTGTTAAATCAGCTAAAGATATTAAGCTATAAATATAAGAAGTAATTAGATTATTTGAGTAGAATATCAAAAATGGAAATTCAAAATTGTGCTGCAGATTAATTAAAGAAGGATTAAAAACCTCTATTATAAGTAACTATATAACAAAACTTAATATAGTTTTCAATATATTATGAGCGAATTTGAAATAAGCTTTTAGTTAAAGTAGTAAAGCAGTTGAAACAAGTACATAAAAAAGTGAAAAATATAACTATGGATTTTTAGCTTTAAAAATAAAGATTCATATAAAACAGTATCTTGTCAAAGATTCTATAACGAGGAACAACTATATGTATATTTAAAAGGTTCAAATATACCAATTTTACCTCTTGTTTAAGAATGACTTTTAAAAAAGGAATGCATCTAAATTATATATTATAGCTGCATTCCTTTTACTATAAGTTGGTTTACTTAACATTTCTTTAAATTCCATAGTACACATATGACTGTAACTAAAAAAAGCTGGTTCTAACGACAATGATAAACATAGAAAGATTTATTACATTAAATTAGTAAAATCTGAAGTATTATTTTTTAGACTTTTTATTACATTACTAATTTTATTTCTAGCCTCGTCACCTGTTAAGTTATTCCTTTGTATATATCTAATCACATTTGTTTTTTCGATATCACTCAAATTCTCAAAGTAAGTTCTTGCTTCTGGCTCTTTAGAAAGCTCCGATCCAAAACCTTCTGGAATGTCGGGGACATTTGGGTTAGGATTGTGTCCTAATCCTATAAAGTTCTTATCGCTCATTGTTATTATTCCTTTCGTAATATTATTTGAAGAACTGGCGAACACTGTTCACCCCTACAATAAAACACTGGCAATTATATTGATAGTTAAAAAATCAATTTAAGAAATTATCTTGTTCAAAAATAATTTTCACCTTAATTGTGCATTTTTCATTGTGAATTAAAATACCTCAGAGATATACACTAAGTTTTAAGGTGGTTTATCTATATAATAGAAAAATAGCTTTTGCAAAAAGTTGGGGTTGAAAAGCCTAATGTGCTAAGTATCCAAAATTAAATCATTTTGATTCTACTAAAGATTGTACGTACTCTAGCATTTCATTTCTAGATTGTATCATATGAGTATTGTCAATAATTTGCTGCTGAGCTTCTTGTGATAAAGAAAAAAAATAATCCATTGCGTTATATTGTTGGAGCGCTATTCCTAAGCCTAGTGGTATTTCAGCGCCACTTGTGTATTTTTCCATCTCTTCACCTCTGATTCCTATCGTAGGAAACTTTCCAGATATTTAAATACTTTATATGAAATCTGTCGAGTTATTATTTAGATTTTTTATTGCGTTGTTAATCTTATTTTTTGCGTCAGTACCTGTTAAATTGTTATTTTGTATATATTGTATTACATTTGTTTTTTGTTCATCGCTCAAATTTTGAAATGAAGCTCTTGCGTCAGGCTCTTGTAGAAGCGCCATTGCAAAACCCTGTGGGATATCTGGAACGTTTGGATTAGGGTTATGGCCCATTCCTATAAAATTTTTATCACTCATTTTCTATCACTCCTCTCTTATAAAATTAGTTTAAACTTGGCGATAAAATGCTGGTATAAGTTATTGCCTTAACTCTTACCTATAATATTGAATTTGCATTTTTATAGTCAATTTCGTTCTAAGTTTCTTTATTTCTTTCTTAACCATTCCATAGCTGCTTTCCAATCATTCTCTTGCAAATCTTCAAATCTATTAACTTTTCTAAATTTACAAATATATTCTTCTGATATTTTTTTCTCTTTTGATAAGCTCCTTATTTCTTCTGCTTGCTCTGTTGTAATTTTTTTAGGTTCTTTTGCTTCTGATATAGTGTGTGCTGTAGCAGTACCATCGTCCTCATCTTCACTTGCTATACCCAACATAGCTGATAGTTGGTATCTTCTAGCATATGTAATTGAGCTCCCAGAACCTTGTGCTGTAGGTTTATCACTCTTTAATTTTAGAGGTTCACTTTCTATCCACTCACCACTCTCGTGTAATAGCATGGTTGTTATAGCCACCAAATTGCCATCTTCACTATTAGGCATTTGTATATAAGATAAACCATATTTGCTTAAAGGTTCTTTAACTGTATTTATAACTTCATCCAGTGGAGCATATTTACTATTAAAAAATGGATTATTGGCTACATTTTTAGGATTTTTAACCTCTGCTTGAAAGTCTTTTAAAGCTGAGGCTAACTCTTTTATACTTTCTGATTTCTTCATTTGTCTTACCTCACTATTCTACTTTTACTTTTATGCTTTCCTCTTCTAAAATACTTATGCCTAGAATAACCTTCCTTGTTTTTATATCTATACCATCTTTGAAAACTTTTAATATAGCCCTATCTATCTCTTTCTTAATTCTAATAATTCCTATATACTCATTACGCTTATGTCATTTTTTCATATTTCCCCTTATATATCCATTTTTGACTTTTTGCTTATCACTCAATTGGCTCTCACCGTTGTTATCTTTCTTGTAACCAAAAAATATAAAAGAAATCATAGCTACGATTTAATAGTACTAATAATATCTAATCATAGTGTAAAATTTAGGAGAAGTTTTAGATTTAACTTGGAGCAATCTAGATGTAGATAAGCATTTAGTTAAAGTGATACAATAATGGAAACAAAGAAAAAAATCTAAATATGATTTTAGGCTTTAAAAAGTAAAATTTATATAAAACAGTATCTATGTGAAAAGTTCTATATGAATATTTAAAAGAATTGAAAGATAGTAAAAAAATTGTTAATATAAATAATAGGCTTTTTAATTTTAAAATACAGATTCGTGGAGTATCTATTTAAAATCGATTATTTAAATTAAGGGGGTATGATAATTACAATAGATGAGCTAAGACATACTTATACTACTGAACTTATAGATAATGAGATAAATTTTACGACTACCACTGAGTTTCTTAGACATAATGTTGAATAGGCATTGAGAATATATTCTCATGTTAATGACGACATGTAAAAAATAATGAACATAATAGACAATATTTTCTAAAATTCTTGACGAATCTTTTGATGAATTAAAATTGAGTATTGATTTATACAGGGTTAATGGACTTTTTTATAACAATAGTCCATTATTGTAAATATTATTTAAGGGACGTGATTTCTATGGAAAATAAAAAAGTAAATGTATTAATTTCAAAAGAACAAATAGATGAAGCTCTAGAGAGACTGGGCTCTGAAATATCTAAAGATTATGAAGGTAAAAAACTTTATGTTCTTTCACTTCTTAGAGGAAGTTTTATATTTGCTGCTGACTTAGTTAGAAAAATTCAGGTTCCAACAAAAATAGGCTTTATGACTACGTCAAGCTATGGACATGATGAACAATCTTCTGGAACTGTTAAGGTAGTAAATGATGTACCTGATAATATAGAAGGATATGATGTACTAATAGTTGATGATATAGTTGATAGTGGCATTACTATGGAATTTGTTATGAATCACATGAAAGAACTAGGTGCTAGTAGTGTAAAATGTTGTACTCTTTTAGATAAGCCATCTAGAAGAAAAATAGATATTGCACCAAATTATTGTGGATTTAAAATTGAAGATGTATTTGTAGTTGGATATGGACTTAATTATGGAGACTATTATAGAAATATTCCATACGTATTCAATTGGGAAGAAAACTAA